GGGATAATGGAAAAATTTTGCATTTACCCCCCACAAAAAATCGCACGGCACACCCGCACACTCTCGCCCACTCTAGTCAGCACCGAATCGCACGGCAGAGCGACACCGTCCCGCACCGCCAACCGAGCCGACACGGAGCAGAGCAGAGCGGATAAAACTTTGTGCAGATTGCACAAAAACAGTGTCGATATTTTGTGCAAAATACCGTTGAAGTTATTGCGGTAATTTGATAGAATGTATATATCAAATAAAGAAAGGCACATCGGGACGGTGTGAATGGTGAAGAGATAATTGAACTTGCAAACAATGGAACAATTATGCAACTTGACGGAGATAAAAATTATAGAATTTTTACATCTTAATGTAAAGAAGTAAAATTTATCTGTGATTATGAAGGTTTTTATCGACCTGTTATTGTTACAAATAAGGGAGAAGTTATTCACATAAAAGCATAAAATACATAAAAGGAGTGATTATTTATGAAGATAATACAGAAAGAAAAAATGAATAGCAAGGATTTTGAAATCATGAGCAATGCTATAGATAAATGGTATAGTAAGCACTACGAAAAAGGAGAAACAGAAGAAGAAAGAATTCTAAGAGGTTATAATGATAAAAATATCATTATTATAGGGAATAAATTTTACAATAAAGATTATTATCAAATTCATAAGAAAGGAGTATAAGCATGAACGAAAATTATCGAATCGGGAAAGGCAATTTACATATTGCCTTTCCTAACAAAACAATACTTGACACATATGTAATGTGTGTCGGTTGTACTAATTGCAATTATAGCACAGTAAATAATACGTTATGTTTGTATGCAGATAAAAAGGAAAGCCTACTTAAGGCAATCCTTGATTTCAAAATTTACACAATTTTTGTTGTAAATATTTTGAAATCAATAAAAAGTAATGCAGTTTCATGTATGGAAAAATTGTATACAATTCTGTCAGAAGTGCAGAACGAATTAGAAAGGGGTTTATAATATGATAAAAGTTTATTTTGATGATGGTAATAAGAAAAAAGTAAATGCTGATACATTCATTGAATGGCTGAATTATTGTAATTTAGAGATTGATGGAAACGACATTTATTACCAAGGTTTACACATTGCAAAATATGTAAATTTGTTAGATAACAATTTTGGCGTGCTAGATTGTATCTTATGTATTGTTTTAGTAACCCTAATTATTTTAGTACTTGTGAAAGGCGGTGTGATATTATGAGGGAAGATTTTGACTTTTGTGCATTTTCAAATACAAGAATTTGAACAATTCCTACTTGAAAACCAACCATAATTTACAGTTTATTTACATTTTGTTATTCACAAGGACACAATTACAACTTATAATAGTCCTTGTAAATATAAAAAACAATGTTTCACGTGAAACATAGAAAGGAGAGATAATATGGAGAAGTTTATTACCCGCAGCCTTGCAATAACGGAAGTCTCATACAAAGACGCTATCTTTGTAAATGGAGAAATGACTTTGTCAGAACTGCGACATGAAAGTATTATCGGTACTCGCCATAGTAACGACAAACTTAAAAAAATTCTTATTGCTAAAGGTGTAGCAAATGAACCTGTATTGCAAGAAGTAAAAAAGACAACTTGCAAGTATTCTATGCCACTCAATGACTTTATTGAACAGGCACATGCAGAAATTATCGGACAGTAAAGAAAGGTTAAAAAGGTGATTAAAATGAGTAAAAATGAATTAGTTAGTATGAAAAGCGAGAATGATGTTTTTTGTAGCATGCAATGTCAGACACAGGAAGAAAAAGTGCAGTTGTTTAATGCTATCAACAACGCAGACGCCAGTCTTGATGATATGGTTGGAAAGCAGATTACAGTTGTAAACGTCTACGCAGAACGCTACACGGCAGAAGATGAGGAAGAAAACAAAGACGGCTTTGAGCCAGTTGAAAAAGAAAAAATCATGATTACGCTCATCTGCAAGGATGGCAAGACATACGCTACAAATTCAAAAGGTGTATACAACTCAATCAAACGGGCTTTTGCATTGTTTGGAGTGCCAACATGGAAAGACGGTGTCACTTTTGAAGTTTGTAAAGTAAAAACAAAGGGCGGTTATAAAGCAACGATTTTGAGAGCCGTATAAAAAAGATAATAAGTTTAATTTGAACATAAACTCTCTTCCTGTAGGGTGGTTAGCAAATAGTCGCTATCCACCCTATAAAAAAATGAAAGGTGAGATGTATCATGTACGAACCAAGCGAAAAAACACTTGAAAATATTAGTGATTTAGTTAAAACTTTTAATCGCAGAATTGGACAAGCAAAAAGAAAAACACCTATCCAGTATCAGCAGTATCTGCCGCAGAAAATGACGGTTGCAAAATTTCTAGAAACCGTTGGAAGTTATAAAGACGTACAAGCACAGGCACGAGCGTTGATGGCAAGAGATATAATTCCCGAGTTTGGAAAAGTTGGGGCAAAACCGACAAAACTACAAACGGCACGTTATGAAAGTGTGAAAGATTTAGAAAACAAACGAATAAAAGCAATAAAAGAGGTAGAAAGATACGATGAGGGAAAGCCGACTGGAATTCCCCGAGTAAAAAAAAGAAGTAAAATATTTGAGATTAGAAAAGGAGCAGAGGAATTTACACCGATTGAATTAGAAGTTAGAATTCGACAACTAGAAAGGAGACAAACGAAAGAATATGAAGAAGAAGTAGAAAAAAGATTTATGGATAATTATTATACGGCAATTCATAATAAATTACCACTTTTTGAAAAGGATATAAAAGAATTAGTTGATACAGTACCTTTTGAAATGTTCCGTCAATGGATTGAACAGGAAGATAAGTTAGTTATCGAATATGTATACGACAAAAGCGGAGAGGAAGAAGTCGGGAAAAACTATTTAGAAAATTTACGCCGTAGAATAGCATATGAAAAAGAAAAAGGCAACTTGTAACCAACGAATTATCGTTTGTGATTTTGAAACAACCACGGATGAAGATGATTGTCGTGTTTGGGCAGTTGGTTGTTATGATATAGTGAGTGACGAATTTTGGTATTATAATAACATTGACGATTTTATAAAAATGTGCGCAACCATATATTATAATGACAAACTGTACTTCCACAATGAAAAATTTGACGGCGATTTTATCATGAATTGGTTATTTAGACACGGCTATACGTGGGTTGACGATAGAAAAAAATTAGATTCAAAAACCTTTACAACAACCATATCAGACAAAGGTCAATTTTATGGTATGGAAATCTGTTTTTATAAAGATAATGCATACACAAACAAGGTTACCATATATGATAGCCTAAAAATTCTGCCGATGAGTGTTGATGATATGGCGAAAGCGTTCGGACTTGAAGAAAAGAAAGGAGAAATCAACTACAAAGACTATCGGGAAGTAGGGCATAAATTGACAGAAGAAGAAGTCGAATATTTGAAAAATGACGTTGTGATAGTCGGAAAAAGTCTTGTAAAGATGTTTGAGCAAGGACTTAAAAAAATGACAATAGGTGGGAATGCGATAAATGACTATAAGAAAAGAATCGGAAAAGACAATTTTTCGGAGTGGTTTCCGTTGTTGGATGAGGAGACGGACTATTTTTGCAGACAGTCATACAAGGGCGGTTTTGTGTGGGCGAATCCACTACATAAAAATAAAATGATAGGCGAGGGTGATGTTTACGATGTAAATTCTCTTTTTCCCTCACGTATGCACTCGTCAAGTGGTTGCCGTTTTCCTTATGGCGTGCCGCAGTTTTTCAAGGGAAAGTATAAACCACATAAATTATATGACCTTTATATACAACGTGTTGTGATTCAATTTGAATTAAAACCGAATCACGTTCCATGTATTCAAATTAAAAAGAATTTTCTTTTTTCGCCAACGGAATATCTGACAAGCAGTAACGGTGAAGATGTGGAGTTGGTGCTGACACAAGTTGACCTTGAATTGATTTTTGAACAGTACAATGTGACTTATATTGAATACATAGATGGTTATATGTTCAAATCAGATATTGGCATGTTTGACAGTTATATCAACCATTGGATGGGGATGAAAGAAGAGGCAACACGGACAGGGAACAAGGGTTTGCGTTCGATTGCAAAATTACTACTTAATAATTTGTATGGCAAGTTTGGAACAAACCCAAAATTGCAAAATAAAATACCTGTATATCTAGGGGGAAAAGTTGGCTTTATACTGTCTGATATAACCTACCGTGACCCAGTATATACACCAGTAGCCACTTTTGTAACTGCCTATGCTCGCGCTTACACCATCCGCTCGGCACAGAAAGTCGGCCTTAAACATTTGCTTTACTGTGATACGGATTCTATCCACTGCAAAAAAGGTGCTGACGTGTCAAGTTTAGAAATTCATGATACAAAACTTGGAGCATGGGCACACGAAAGCCACTTTGAAAAAGCAAAATTTTTGCGTTCTAAATGTTACTTGGAACAGATTGACGGAAAATTATGTCCAACCGTTGCGGGTATGCCCGATTCTTGCTACGAGAATGTCAATTTTGAAAACTTTTGTTTAGGTTCGGAATTTAGCGGAAAACTCCGCATGAAAAGAGTTGAGGGTGGTATAGTTTTAGTCGATACGCCATTCACAATAAAACTATGATGTTCATAAAATGTTTACAATTTTGTTCATAGTTTATTCATATGTATATAGTATGGTTATTTTAAGGGTTAAAAGGCTCACGGACAACGTCAAATTGTCACGGTGGCGAGCCGTTGGCGTTGTCGCACGGTGACACGTGGCGAGCCTACCCGATATAAAAAAGAGAGGTGAAAACTTTGAGTGAATCCATGTATTATGATATATCACAAGTAAATAGTTACAACGCACTTTTTAACTTTTTACATGGTGCACGTGGAATCGGAAAAAGTTTTTCACTAAAGAAAATGTTTGTGGAACAATTTCTTGCGGACGGTTCCCAATTTTATTATTTGCGTCGATACCGTGAGGACTTGACAAAAAGTAGCAAAGGATTTTTTGATTCTCTGCAAGAACAAGGATTGTTTGAAGATTTTGTTTTTACAAAAGATGGTGGAAAAAACGGTGGTACTTTTTACATAAATAAAGAACCGATTGGTTATTATGGTGCACTCACAAAAGGTAAAGGCGTGGAATTGCCAAAAGTGAAACACATAAATTTTGACGAATATTTAATCGATAAAAGCGACCAATATCACGGCTATTTGAGGGATGAGGTTACACAGTTTTTGGAGTTTTATGAAAGTGTTGCTCGTATGCGTGACGTACATGTTTATTTTACGAGCAACAACACAGACGGTTACAGTCCATATTTTGATTATTTTAAGTTAAAAAAACCAGTAAAGAAAAACGGCATATGGGTACAAGGCGACTTGCTTTATCAAGAAATCAAAACCAGTGCTGAATATATCAGCGCAAAGTATGATACAAGGTTTGGAAACATAATAAAGGGAACACGATATGGCAAGTATGCCGTTGAAAATGAGAATCTTCATATAACAGATGATTTCTTGAAAAAGAAACCAGCAACGGCAAAATGCACTTTTAACTTGCAAATTGGAAAAAATGTTTGTGGAGTATATTTTGATTATTGCAAGGGCGAAGTATTTTTTTCTTGCAATGGAAATAAAAACATGATAACATATACAGTAGTGAAAGCAGACCACACACCGAATAATATTCTTGTACGCGGGGGAAAATGCTATCACTTATCAGAATTAAAAAAGGCTTTTGCATTTAATCAACTTTTTTTTGATTCGCCGAAAGCCAAAAATTTATTTGAAAGAATTGAACATCTGCTATAACATAGCAGCGTTCAAATATAAAAAATAAGAAAGGAGATATAAAAAATGGCAGAAGAAAACAAAACAGAAAAAGCCTATTCAGAAGATGAACTTTTGAAAAAAGTCGGAGAAATTCTCACGAAAAAAGACGATGAGGGATTCTTGACGGAAGTTGTGTCAGAAATCACCGATAAAATCCACGAATTAAGCGGAAAAATCGTTGACCGTGATGATGAAATTAAAGACTTGAAAGAGGACATTGAAAGTTTGCGGAATGCAAATATGGCACTTTTGCGAAAACAGGGTGCAAGAGTGGAAGAAAAAGAAGAAAGGAAAAGTGAGTTTGTGACGGACGATGAAAAGGAAGAATCGGACGAGGAAATTCTTGAAAAGTCCGTCGCGGAGTACATCTAAAAGAAAGGAGAAAGAGAAATGGGAAACAGTACAACATCTAAAACAACAAGAGCCGTAAACATGGCGAACACGGTTCGAGCCCTTGCTGGTGATGATTTTGCAAGTGCCGTCCCAGTGGCGACACGCTCAAACATTTCCAGTTATGCCACGCCAATTTTAGAAATTTCATCGTTGCGGAATATGTTCGTAAATACGTTGGTTCAGCGAATCGGTTTTGAATTCATCCACAACAAACGTTACAACAATCCGCTTGCGAGATTTAAGAAAGGCAGCACGCCATTAGGTGGAATCGTAGAAGAAATCGGGACAAACCCTATAGAATCACAGGGATTTAGTTCGGACGGGTATATCCGTACGCCCGATGGACAGGTATTGACCCCTCTGAATCGGAGAACACCCGACACGAAAGTTTTATACCACACTATTAACCGTGAGGACCAGTACCCAATCTCTATCAGTCGTCAGCAGCTGCAAACTGCCTTTGTATCATGGGAAAAACTGGATGATTTTATCTCATCTGTAATGTCTGCTATGTATAGCGGAGATTCGATTGACGAATTTATCTACACCAAAAATTTAATTGACGCTGGTGTAACAAAAGATATGCTTGTGACCCGCACAATTGCAAATCCTACCACGTCAAAAGAAAACGCTGAAAATTTTGTCAGAGAAATGAATATTGTATCGTCAAAGATGTGCTTTCCGTCAACAAAGTATAACAAGTACATTGAGCAAGAGGGCGCAGAGGGTAAAGCGTACAAGACATGGTCTGACAAAGAGAGACAAGTTATTATTTTAAGTACGGAAGTGTTGCAAACAATTAATATTTCTGTATTGTCACAGGCTTTTCACATGAGTCAGGCAGATTTCAGAAACGCCGTTGTGGAAATCGACGAATTTGACAATCCCGCAATTCTTGGCGTTGTCTGCGATGAATCTCTTTTACAGATTTACGATAACTTGTTTGAAGTGTCCGAACAGCAGAACGCACAGGGACTTTTCTTTACGTATTTCTTGACACATTTTGAAACGCTTTCGTTGTCTATGTTGTCAAATGCCGTTGTCTTTTTGGATGAATCTTATGTGAAACATACCATCACGGCAACCGTTGACCCAGTAACAGAGGGATACGGCTTGGAAGTGCAGAACAGCGGTTATAATGGTGAAACCGTTACATACAAAGTAACGGCAGTTGACCCTAGCAAAGTAACGATTGCATACACAGGACTTGACGGAGAACCGCCAAAAACCGTTGTAAACGGTGGATTGTATTCGTTCGCAATGGGAAATGAGGACGCAACCATTAAAATGACAATTGCTGAATAATGTTTCACATGAAACATTGAAAGGAGAAAAAACTATGGCAGATTTTGAACCGACAACAGATATAAAACTACTTGCCGTTCCGCTTGCGAACGATGGCGAAAGTACCTTGACTTTTTCAAGTAAGTCGGCACAATCTGCCTATTTTTCGTCAAAAGTAGTTGGAAGTTTTTCCAAGGGGGATTTTACATATCAGAGGAAAGACAATACAATGCGTGTACCGTGGAACGCTGAAAAGTTATTCAATGTGAATTACTGCATGTATAAGAATAGCAATTTTGGCGATAAGTGGTTTTATGCTTTCATCAACCGTGTCGAATATGTTGCGCCAAACTGTACAAAATTGTATTTACAAACCGATGTTTGGCAGACTTGGCTTTTTGATATTACATATGCTCAATGTTTTGTTGAGCGTGAACACGTTAAAAGTGACAATATTGGGGAGCATACCATCCCCGAAAGTGTAACACCGAGTGAGTGGAATTTACAAAAGATAGGAATTGACGAAAGCCCTTATCAGATTGGCGGTTATGTTGTTGGAACGCTTTATGATATTGATTCTACCGTCGGAAATCCACAAAAGGTAGGTGGACGAAAAGCCAACGGTGTATATTTCCCTTGCGATGTACTATTTTTTCCAAATACAGATACAGGCATATCGCAGTTACAAGCAAGGCTTGAGGTTATCAACGATGAGTTAAGCGGTGGAATTGTTTTTGTGTCTTGTATTCCAAAATTGGCTAGCGACAAATTAACGGCAACCGATAGCCGAGTGACAACAACGACATACAGTACCTTTGATAACATAAGTGTACCAGTGGAACACACTAATATCAGTGGTTATGTACCGAAAAACAATAAATGTTACACATACCCATATCATTATTTAGTGTGTAGCAACTCTGCAAACGGTGGTTCAGAATTGTGTTTTGAAAATTTCAAAAACATTTCTGATATTACCTTTACGGCTTACGCACATATTACAGAAAACAACTGTATACAGTTTGTTCCCGTCAATTATGAAGTTGGAACAAGCACGGGCGACAATCCCGACTTTGGCTTTAATTCTCAAACATATCCGGAATTACCGTACACAACAAATCAGAACGCCTACTACCGCCAACAGGAAATGAATTTGCGCAACCAAAACATGAACAGAATTATGTCACAAACACGCGGAACAGTTGGTGGTATATTGACAGGTGGGGCGTCTTTGCTTGGAATGTCAATGCAAGGTGAGGGAACAGGTTCGGACATTGTGAGTTATGGAACATCACAGGTTAGCGGTATTGATTCGCTATATACAAACGTCAAAAGTGCAGAAATGGCAGAACAAAATCTTGAGAAAATGCACCAAATGACCGCCCCGAATGTTAGCGGAATCGGTGGCGCAAGTGATATATCCGTAGTCAATGGAAATATTGCACCAAGATTTTATATTAAAAATGCAAAGAAAGACCAAATAAAGGCTATTGACCAGTTTTTCAGCGCTTTTGGTTACCAAGTGAATCAGTTGAAAAAGCCAAACATAACAGGACGCCCGAATTGGAATTATGTGCGGTGCAGCCAGGCAAATGTATATGCAGATATACCGCAAGAGGACTTGGCAAAAATTAAACGTGACCTTGTAAATGGGATAACTTTTTGGCACAATCCTAGTACGATTTACGATTATTCACAGGGAAATGAGGTGAGTTAGTTGAGCAGAAGAAAAAAAGACAAGAACAAGGAGCAAGCGCAGCGTTGGCAAGTGATATATTCATTTTATTTTGCATGGTTGAAAAATATTGCAATGTCAATATTTGAGTGGAAATTACCCGATAGCATGAATGACCGATTTTTAGAGTTGGCATTCTTTGAAGATGGACGTGCTTTGGCATATGTAAAGGACGGCGCACTTATCAACACTCGTGCGAATCCATCCAATAACATGGATATGTATAACTATTTCACGGGCTATACTGGATATAATGTAGTTTTTTCCGACTATGTGGACGCTGATAAATGCGTTTATGGATTGAACAACCCCGTCACAATGCCAACTTTTGACGTGTGCGACATGTTTGCAACACGCCTACAAAAATTGGAAATGGGAATATGGAGCAATGTAGATTTACAAAAATTTCCGATTATGGTATCAGCACCAGAAAGCCAAAAATTATCCGTCAAGAATTTGATGGAACAGTTTGAGGGCGGTTTACCTTTTCTGTATACATATCGAAATTTTGAGGACTTAAACCAAGTGAAATGTTTTGATATGAAAGTACCGCAGATTTTCGATAAACTGTATGAATTAAAACAAAAAACGCTGAATGAATTTCTTGAATTTTTAGGTGTTACAACACCAAAAGAAAAGAAAGAAAGATTGTTAAGTGGTGAGATTATAGCGAACAATTCAAAGGTTGGAATTAGCGGAGCAAGTTTTTTGTGGCAACGTCAAGAATTTGCTAGAAAAATAAATGAAAAATTTAGTGCATATCTAACAGAACCAATTGAGGTACGTGTTAGAGATTATAGTGAGATTTTACATCTTACGGAAAGTGAGGAAATGACAGATGGAACAAATTATGGATTGGATTCACAAAGTATGTAACCCATTGTCAGTGGTTGGAGGTTTTTTAGGTATTTTAATCAATAGAATTTTTGGAAAGGTTGACAATTCACTAATAATTTTATTGATACTAATGTCAATGGACATGATATGCGGGATTTTGGTTGAGGGAATTTATTTCAAAAAATTATCTTCCTCAATATGTTGGAAAGGATTGATAAAAAAATGCGTGTCAATTATGTTAGTGGGATTGTCCTACCAAATTGACCGAATGACAGGACAAGAAAGTTTTCGTGCATTTACGATTATTTTCTTTTCAATCAACGAAAGTATTTCTATTTTAGAAATATGTGGAAAAGTAATTCCAATACCAAAAAAATTAAAAAACTGCTTATATCAATTACGGAAAGGAGTAGAAGAAGATGAAAAAGATGCTTGCAAATAAAAAAAGATGGCACGGAAAGAGAAACAGAAAAAACGTTATAGCGATTGCTATTCACGCTACTGGAAATGTGGGAGACACTGCAAAAAATAATTGCGATTATTTCAAGAAAGACCCGAAATATACGAGTGAACTAACCACAGGCGCACACTTTTTCATTTCGCCAAATGGTGACACGATTAAATCTATCCCACTAAATCAAATTGCTTACGCCGTGGGCGGTGTTAGACAGAGTGAAAAGGGTGGAAAATATTACAAGAAATTGACAAACGCAAATACTGTTAGTATCGAGTTATGCGATGCAGTAAATGGATATACGGACGCACAAGTGCGAGCCGTGCGGAAAACGATTAAATATATCCGCAGATACTGCAAAAATGCAAAAATTGTTTGTTATCATTTTGACATAAACGGAAAGAACTGTCCACCGTGGGGTGGTAAACGGTTGGGAAAAGAATTTCTTGCAGAAATTGGAGAGTGATACATATGGCTTTTGTAACTCCACAGTTACGGCGCGTGTTAGATATGGGGTATGATTTAGGACTAAAGCATTACCCGATTTTTTCAGAATCGCACCGCCAAGAACTGAATCAGAAGATTGTAAATCATTTTAGGTATCGAGAAATCGGCTACGAAACCGTCGCGCAGTTTATTTTTGCTTTGAACCGCAAAATGTTTGAGATTATGCCTTTTTACAATCAGTTATATGAATCGGAAGAACTGGAAATATCCGCATTGACAAATTATAGTTATGATGAAATCAGCAAAAAGACAGGTAATGACCTTTTAGAAAAGACAGGCACAGACACAAACAAGCAGAGCGGAGATAGCACACGTACAGACACAGGAACGCAGACAAACGAACAGACAGGAACAGACAAGCAGACTTTTGAAGATGTAAAAAACAAAACTACATATGGAAGTAATGAAAACGAAAACTCGACAACTACAAGTGATGTAAAACACGGACAGACCACGACAACAGAGGGAACAGACACAAGTAAACGTATACATAGTGATACACCTCAAGGAATGTTATCCGCAAATTTCCCCGAATCTGCTAATTATGCTAGTGACGCGGACGTAACGAAAAACACTAGCGGCAGTACAGTGTCACAGGGTGGAACGGATTCTACAAGTGGAACGGTGAAAGGTACAAAGGGGAAAAGTGGTTCGGACGAATCCGTGCAGAGTGGTGACATTGTCACAACACGCGATACACAAGGTAAGTTGACAAACGACTTGACAAGCAAGAACGAGTTTAATACTGACAATTCAATCACCTACGGTAGCAACTCAAAACAGAATTATGATAACCAACTATCAACAAACAAGCAAGGTTACCAAGGCATTTCACCAAGTGAATTGCTACAAAAGTATCGTGACACATTTCTAAATATTGATATGTTAGTTATATCAGAATTAGAAGAATTGTTTATTAGCATTTTCTAAAATGTTTCACGTGAAACATTAGAAAGGAGTGAAAAAAAAAATTGACATTGATAAGACCAACACCGCCGCTATACAATCTACCGTCCTACTATAGTGAATGTGAATCATACGAGGAGCAGTTACAATGGATACTAAATCAGTTGCAAACATTACAAAAAGATGTTGACAATCTGAAAAAAGATACCAACGAATACACGGACGAACAAATCAAAAAATTGTTTGACTTGTTATCACAGAGAATCAGCAACTTGACGGACTATGTAAACGGCGAAATTGCAGAGCTAAAAAGTTATGCCGACGCAGAAAACAAAAAAGTTTCTGACAAGGTAGACGGAATGAAACTTTATGTTGATGAGAAAACGGCGAACACGAAAAAATATGTGGATTCTGAAATACTAAAAATACGGACAGCATTATCAGAATTGGAAAACCGTTTACATCTTGAAATCGTGAACGGTGATGAAAGAACAAAGGGTTTTGCTAGGGTTTATACCGAACAAGCACGACTTGAATTGCTTGAAAAAATCAACGCATTGTCAATAAGGGTTGACAACATAACAAAAGAATTTCCGTTAGTTTACAACCCGACACAGGGTAGACAGAATGGCTTGCAAAAGACAATAAATGACCTGTATCTATATTTAAGGGTCCACGGTATCACGTGCTTTGTGTTTGATTCTTTGCAAATTACCGTTGCGGAATTTGACGCTATGAAAATTTTAGTGCGAAATTTTGATATTCACGGTTCTGAAATTTTTGAAACATGGGAAAAAGAAACGGCATTTAGTCCGTGGACAGGAAAAAAGATAACCTTGAAAGAATTATGTTATCAGATTGCAGAGAAACTCAACATGAATTACAAAACTGCAAAAGAATATGATGACAGGGAAGTTACGGCGAGTGACTATGACGGTGCTAATACAACGGCTTATGATTTTGACTGGACAAAAAGAATACTGCCGATTGACGTTATACCGATAGATATGTTGGATAAATTCTTGCATACGTCCGAATTGCTTTACAACACTGATATTGTGCTGGACATTGGCAGTACAGTTGATATTACAACGGATAAGGAGTTTGAAAAGTTTTTACTTGCTTATACTGATAAAAATGCAAATTTATGTTATTTATTATGTGATGTTGCTATCGGAAAGTTGTCATTTACGGACACAGTCGACAACACACTGACGCAAGTTTCAAGAAACTTTTCTATCACGAAAACGGAAACAGGCTATCAGATTAGCACAGAAAATTGCGTTGCGTTTAATGCTGATAGCAAGGAAACAACATTCGCACCTAACTTTTTACTTATCAAAAAATTGTACGGAGTGAAAAGTTATAACAATTTGACAGAAATCGGAAAGGAGATGTGATATAATGCTTTACACACCAAATTACAATTTGCCTATTTATGAGGCAAGTGACATTGCAAATTACCTTGACACCTATAACAACACGATAACCGAAATTGACACGACTATTCACAACGTGCAGACAAAAGCGGAAAGCGGAGAATTACACGGAGAAGAACTTGACAGAGAAATTGAAAGTCTGACTTCAAGAGTATCTGCACTTGAAACATCTTTATCCAGTACCATTGAAGACCTTTCCATACTTTCGAGAACAGTGGGTGGACACACGGGCGAGATAGCAAAAGTAAAAGAAGATTTACTGGCACAGAATACGGCAGTAAAAACATTGTCGAATAATCTTTCGGATTTAGGTACACGGTTTACATCGTTCGCAACAGGACAGGAACACTTTAACAATGAAATTTCCGCTAGGGCTGGAAATAGGTTTTTCAAGACATATAAATACAGTGTTGCGTCAAGTCCAAGCAAAGAACAGTACACGGCAAATTTTACCATTGAAACAGGACTTGCGAATGATGAAAATTTCACAAAATCCCACGTAATGCTTGACTTTATGCAAACAATGGTGGATGAGAAAAAAGCAAGTGCCATCTTTAATAGGGCATTTACAACGACCGAAAGTGCTTACGATTACACCATAGACGGTATTCGATATAACGTACGAATCAATTTTAATTCTTCCACTGGTAGTATTGGAATTAGTATTACAGGACAGAAACAAGAGGCAGCAGGGTTATTATTTGCCAACGTCATTGTTTATACCGATTAGAAAGGAGATTATACACTATGAATTATACAACAAATTATAGAATCCCTCTTTATGAGGGCAGTGACCCAACGTCATATCTTACTACATACAATGAAACGATGGAATTGATTGACGAATCATTGCACGCTTTAGCGTTAAAAGTCGCGAACGGAGAAGTAAATGACCGCCAATTCACCGCTGAAATTTCTGCTATTAAGGACAGACTTGACACGGCAGAGAATACAATAAACACTCTTAAAACGGAACTTGCAACCACCAACGGAAAGGTTTCGGAAAATGCCAAGGATATTTCAACTTTGCAATCCCAGTTAGTGGAACAGGGCGCGTCAATTAAAAATTTGCTTGCTAGGGTTTCAGCGCTGGAAACATCTTTCGAGAATTTCAAGACAACACAGGAACAAAAAAATAATTCTTATGAGGATTCATTGATGGGGTTGTCAGCACAGTTGAGCGAGCAGTCGAAAAAACAGGATTTGAAAAACACGGAGTTTACAAGTGAGATTGGACAGAATACGACTAATATTTCAAAAAATACTGAAAGCATTGAAACCCTGAAGCGTGGAACAAATGTGCTTGTGAATTTCAAGAATGTAGATGGAACAAAAAATGCTGATGATTTCCAAGCAGATTTACAAACAAACAGGGAAAATGCAGAACTTGAATTGAATAAATGGCAAAATGCCCAAGTTTGTGCTGATATTACGGTGCGTGACAACACAAATACAGTAATTAGTAAATGTTCTCCAGTTTTTTCAAGAAATCTAGGCACATCAAATACAGAGGAATTTGCTTTTGCAGACCCCTCTGAACCTAGCGGTACTCTTTACAACTTGCAAACAACATTAAATTTTGACGATGCAACGCAAAACGTATCTTTAGTGTGTACACTTACTAACGTTGAATCTATAACAAGCGCTACATTTTCAATTGCGTTGTTCTTAATAGTTTAATTGTATTATTAAACCGCCCCACTTTATTAAGTAGGGCGGTTTTGTTTTTTTTTTATTATAAGAGTGTCCGCAATCCCATGCAATATCTAACATTTTATATATGTCGTTCGTCAATTCTACATCATCCCACCAACTTTTTCTATTTTTCTTTTTTATCAACATTACATCATCATCCTGTGAATATGGGAATTTATAAAATTGATATTTAGGATTTTCAAGCGTTGCTTGACGAAATAGTTTTTCTATGTCAACACCTTTTCCCATATAGTATACTGTTTCTGTTTCATAATTTTTCCATACATGAAACTGCATTACTTTTTATTGATTTCAAAATATTTACAACAAAAATTGTGTAAATTTTGAAATCAAGGATTGC